TTATCTAATGTTCCTTCTCTACCTCTAAGAACAGTTAATGTATTACCAGAAATAGAAGAAATTTCAATAACTTCTTCTCCAATTAAAATCAAATCTCCCTCTGCTAAACCATTCGAAGTTTTTACATTTAATGTTGTTGAACCAGCAGCAAAACCAATGTGATCAACATAAATTGTAAATCTAGATGTACTTAAAGAAGCAAGTGATCTGGACAGAGACTCGTCACTAATAGACAAGTAATCTCCCTTTTTATATCCAGTGCCTTGATCTTGTATTTGAATATCAGATACGACACCAACACTCGATACGGTTACGACAGCAGTAGCTCCTGTACCAGATCCTCCTGTAAGAGGAACATTACTGTATGTTCCTTGAGTATAATCAGCACCTCCATTTAAAATCTGAAATCTGCCGATTCCTGTATCGTCTATACTAGATGAATATGTTGGTGGATTAAATTCCACTTCTTGATATAGTCTCTTCTTCAAATAATATGTTTTAGTTTTTTCAGAATCATCTGGGAAAATATCTACAGTTACTTTATCACCGATACCTAAACCATGATCTTCGGATGTTTCAATTAACGCAACACTTTGATTAACTTCAAAAGGTTCTAAATTATCACTTAATGACGTTAAAGTAACTACTTGTGTTCCTGATGTATCAAAGAAATTACTTGATTGTAGGAAATACTCTCCTTGACTGAAATCAAACCAATCTCCCTCCAATACTTTAATTTCTACCACATTTTGTCTCGAAGTTCCATTTAAAACTTCTCCTTTTGCAATAGAGGGATTAATACCATCAGTTAAACTTAATACAGCACCTTTTGTATATGAACTCTTCTGATCTAATAATATAAAGAAGGTTTTGATATCGGCAGAAAAAGTTCCTGTGTTATCAAAAGTACCAATTACATTCTTAAGAACAATTTCATTGTCATTTCTCACCAATCCAACAATAACACCAGACGCACCAGAAGATGGTTGTCTTAGTGTGTCATCTTCAAAAAGGTATGCATTTTGAATAGTTGTTAATTTTACAACTTTATCTTCATAACTTTCTAAATATTCAACTGGTTTTCCCTTTACAGAATTTACAAGTGCCTCTGCTTCTGATCCTTCAGATCCAGTATTATCAAAATAAATTTTCGAATTTACAGAGAAATTATCTGATGAACTAATTACAGAGATAGAATCAATAGTTCCAGATTTAACTTCTTCAATTTTTGCAATTACTCCTTCGCCATTTTTAGGCATACCAGAAACATAGAATCTCTTTGCTTCTTTTGGAACATCATTTTGATTAATGTCAGAATTATAGTTGCTATCTACTGGCAAAGAGTAAAAGTTTTCGCCAATAAAGTATGGGTATTTTGGTACTTGATTTGAATCAATAGTCAAAAAGTATGCATATGTTCCTTCGGGGAAATCTGGAGTGACACAATATCTTCCATTGTTTTCATCCAGAGAACCACTTTTGTGAACATATCTGTAATCATTAATAAATGATCCTAAAGGATACTTTGATGTAGAAGGTCCTTTTTCTCTATTATTAGATAAAGAATAACTAGAAGTCATCCTTTCAATAGAAGACTCTGGATCTAATGGATCTGAATATCCAAATGGTCCATATATTGGATTGCCATCATAAGCAAATCCAATTATAGGAGAGTGTGTTTTTGTTGTTGGTTCGAATCCAGATTGAGTTAGGTTATCATTTAAAGAAAGTCTAAATGACTTTGGATTTGCAACGTGACCATATCCATAATCATATTCTACATTGTAATTCTTAAATAGATAACCATTCTCAGAATCTAGATCAGACTTTAATTTTTCATACCTGTTAAAGTTCCATTCTTTTAAGAGAGGAGTTGCACTTGCACCAGATCCAACAGGAATAATATCTACTCTGACAGTAGTTTGATTATAAAAATTACCTTCAGAAATTTTGTTAAACCCAGTCAGTCTTCCTTCTGTATCAACAATTGAAGTATATTCAGCAAATCTTCCTTTACCATTTAAATCAAAGATTCTTACTAATGGCGGTGATGAATAGTACTCACCAGGAGAATCAATTATCAAACTAGTAATTTTATCGCCAGTTACAACAGCACGAACAGATGCACCCCTACCTGAAGTAATATCAATGGTAGGAGTTCTAGGAAATACATTTTTAGTATCTACAACATATCTCTCCACAACAGAACCAGAGAGAATTGCTCTTGCTTTTCCTGGAGATCCGTCCAACAAAACAAAAGGTGGTTTTGTATATCCACTTCCTTGATTATCGACTCTAATGCTTTCCAGAGTGCCAAATCTAATGCTTTCTGAATCACGATATCCATAGATTCTAGTTCCATTTAACAGAATGCCAACTTCTGACTTTGGAGTCTTATATTTTTCTGTAGTTCTTGTGGATTGTTTTCTGATAATGCGAAGTAATTTTTGATCTCTTACTATTTCATTTACAGTACTTCCGTTTAGAATTTCGTATGATGGATATCCAGAACTAGTAATATAATAATATTGATCATCTGAAAAAATAGCAGATACATCCGTAGATGTTTGTCCAAGATCAGATTTAATCTCAAGAGGAGCATTGATAGGTAAATTTTGATTCAAGATCCATCTTGAATTATTAGTTCCTGTTTTTACAATTTTAGGATCTGAAGTTTCGAACCCAGGATTTGAAACTTGTACTGTATCGCCAGGATATGCATAAGGTTGAGCATCAATAATATCAAAATTATATACAACACCAAGCGTTAGTAAATTTACACTAGATCCAGATATAATAACGGGTTTATATACAGAAGAACCAGCATCATGATCATATGCAATATCACCTCTTTTCTCGATCGTAAATTGAGTGATATTCTTATCATCGAACTTGATAATTTCATCGCCAATAAGAATATTTCCTGTCTTCTCCCATCCACGAGTAGAAAAAACACTTACTCTCTTACCAACACCATCAGTTTGAGATAAATTTTTCTCCAAACGAGTTTTGGTAGAAATTGCAAATTCTCCAGTTATTGTTTCTGGAGCAAGAACAATATTCCAAATTTCTTCACCATCAAAAGTTCCTTGTGACTTTACATTATCAACAACAGCAGAGACATATCCGTATTCTTGTGTTGCTTCTTGAATTACTACTCTTCCAATGAGATCTTCTGGATTACCAGAAATAACTTTTGCTTTTAGAGCATATACATTGACCCAATCAGACTTTGATGCTTTGTAAGTATGGTCTTTTGGTTTGTATACTTCTGGTTTGTTAGTTACATCTTGCGATACAATGGTATTGAAGATGAACTTGATTGAACTATCAGTTCCCTTTGCCTTGTAGAACTTGTTAATGTTCTTGATAAGAGTTCTCTTATCAACTTCACCACGAAGATACTTCTCTGGGAATGAACCGAGATATTGATTCTCGAAGTTCTTTACCAGAGCATAAAGAAATAGGTTGCTTACGTTGAATACTTTTTCGCCAGAGACGTGTGATGCTGCCTCTGTAGTCTCAAAATTAGAAGCAGAATACAAGTCTCCAAGAGTTGTGTTACCACTAACGCCTCTGGAACACTCTTGAAACTCAGTATCAGTTCGTGTGGCGTAGAAAATGATTTCGTTGCCAATTCTGATATAACCGTTCTTTGCTGGAAATGAACTCGCATCATTTACAACAATGGTAGTATCAGTAGCAGAGATTGTAGCAGAAAGAGTATCATTCTGCTTTAGTAAATTTTTCTCGTAGTAGTCAATGTCCGCATACTTTTGGATATTATTGATAATATCCAATGTGCCGCCTTGGACTTCCTGCGCTTCATAATACTTCTGAACGAACTTAGCAAAAAGTTCATATTCAGTAGAAATGAATTCAGGAAGCTGGGACTCAATCAGAGTAGAGATTCTCTTAGTCTTTACAGCGGGCATTTACTTACTCTTTATATGCGGTGAAACTTGAATTCGCTACATCAACATCAAGATAAACCTCGCGGAGTGCCTTGATATCATTAGACAGGGGTTTTACTCTAACTGAGATTCTATTATCAAAGAATGAACCCTTGATGATAGTCAAATTGTACATTCTCAACTCACCTTTTACATAATCAATATCCCCAACTTCCTTGTCGAGGACAACTTTTTCAGCAGTTATAGTGTCTAGTCTATATAGGACAATTTTGCCATCCCTATCTTCAAGATAGACATCAAAGTTAGGATATTCAGTGACCCTAAAACCAGTAGTAGAAAGAGTTGGACCGTCGCAATCCTCATCAAATTGGTTCTGAAAACAAATCTCATAATAGAATGTAGAATTGAGTTGTGGATAGAAATCCTTTCTCATTGTAACTTCAGTCAGGTTAGAGTTGATACTGCGGTCAGCATCATCAATTACACCAATGAATTTACTGTATCTAAATTTACCGTTGAACTTTTCTGTGTCTGATGTATCAATATAATCTTGAACAGAACCGATTACTTTATCTCTAATTTGTGCTGGAGTTTGATCAGTAACCTCACGGTTGTAATAAATCTTGCTATGTACTTCAACATAAAGAATAGATGGGTCAACAATAACAGGTTCTACCGAAGCAACAACATACTTTTCTAGTTCTTCAATAATTTCTTGCTTTGTCAAAGAAGTAATGTATGAAGCGTCTTGTGGTTTCAATACAATGAATACTTTACCATACTCTGGAGGGTCCTGATCTTCGCCTCCAAAGATGATAATGTCGCTGGTGGCAGGATATACTCTACGAACGATTGAAGCGTAGTCCTGGGCGGTTACAGCGCGGTCCTGTGTGCCATATGCCTTAGGGGCATTGTACTTGATTCTAGCAGTGGATTCTACTTCCTCACCACCAGATGACGCTACTGTCGAATTGATAGTAACATTGAAGGAGTTTGGAGAAACACCATCAGGATTTTCCAAAACACCAGAGAATACAAATGTTCTAACACCATTTGACTCTGGACCAGAAGTTGTTAGGTATGATACCTCAATTCGAGAACCATTTTCAAGTTTCCTTCCTAAGACTCCATCACCAAATAGTAATTCGTATCTTTCATCTTCAATTTCTTCTAAGAAGAAGACTTTTGAATTAGCATCAACTCCTAAGATATTATCTGCTACAAGATATGGTTCACTAAAAGAACCGCCAGTTGGAAATACCTTGACCCTAATGGTATTAGTATCAATGTTTCTATTGTCAAGTACAAATCTTTGTGATTTGAGTGAAGTATTGACAATAAATGTACTGACTAGTTGCGTTCCTTCTCTAATAGGAACATTTTCAAAAACAGCTGTTTGATTTGATACTTGTGCTTTTACGTCATCTAATACAATATATTGATAAATGTTATTATCATATGATGCTATAAACCCCGTACCCTTATTCAAAAAGAGCTCTGTATCGGTCGTGGGGTTTGTATATGTAACTGTAAAAGAAATGTATGCTGTGGGAGACGTAATGCTCTTGGGTCTGTATCCTAATTGCTTCGCAATCGCTACTACGTTGTCTCTCAAGGTGGCAGAATCAATGAATAGTTCATTGACTACCATATTGGTATTAAACGCCGTATAATAGGTATTATAGGCAAGTGTATCGATGAGAGTGGATAATGCTGATCCCTCAAAGTCATAGTCAGTAAAATCTGAATTTGCTCTGAGATAATCTTTCAGAGCAACTTTGATATCTTCAAAGTCTAAGTTAGCAACCTGAGTATAAGGCATTATCGTGTACGGTCTAAGAAGAATTCTACTGCTACTGGTGCGTCGTCTCTACCTACGATCGTATACGTCAATTCAACTTCATATCCATTACTTATAAGATCTGGAATGCATGTAACAGTACCTACAGAAATTCTTGGTTCAAAACGATTTAGAACATTTCGAATTTCGGAAGAGATAATACTAGCACTACCATAATCAAGTGGTTCAAATAATAAATTTCGAATACCACATCCCAACTGAGGTTGAAATGGTCTTTCACCTTTCATAGTAAGAAGTAAGGCAGTAATCGATTGCACGATAGATGCCTTGTCTTTTACTGTTACTAAATCATCAGTAACAGGATGCTTCTTAAATGTAACACTCAAGTCCTTGAATGTCTGAAAGGTCGGCATTTAGACACAGCAATAGGCTGCTATTATTTATTCACTCGTGCCAACGCTCTACAAAATCGTCAAATCCGCCCGCTCCTCCACAAGGGCGTTCTAGGCGGTTCTCTGGAAGAGGGTATAGTTCTTCCTTCATCTTGGATCTACGCTGCCTTGCGGCGGCATCTAGAAGGCGATCACTGTCTGTTTCGGTGATCAGTGTCATACCTTCTTCAATAAATTCTTCGCTTTTGTCTACTGAAAATAGTCCCATGAAAAAACCTCCCTAAAGTCTGTTTCCAGAACTTTTAGAGAGGTTGCTATCTCTTCAAGTATTTAGTTTTGCTCGGCGCTTTCGTTGTTCGGAGATGCGGTCATCAACGACCCTGACCCCGATAACGCTTCTTAGCACCGTTACGTGACGTGGCAGCATACAAAGTGTTCTTCGAAGTTCCCTGACGAGTCTTCTTCGGCTTTGACTCGATAATCTTCTTACCACTCAATCCAACTTTTGCTCGTGCCATAGTTCTTACAATGATTGTGTTCCAATAAGTATATTAGGATAATAAGACGGTTCTGTCA